ATGAAGACTACCCAGTCGTAGTTACAAAGCTCTCAGAAGACAGCAAACGTCTGTATGATACACAGACTATTCCTGACGTGTTACGTGGCATTCAACAGCAAATAAAGGTAGAGCGTGACTCTCGTATTGATCGTAACAGTCTAGCTACTCTTCCTCCTATCATGCACCCAGTGGGTAATGCACCCAAAGACTGGGGACCAGGTAGGTACATACCATACCGACGCAAGGGTGAGTTTGAGTTTGGTCCTATTCCAAGCTTCAACCAAGGTTCTCTAGAAATGGAACAAACCATGGAAAGACAAGCTGATGCGATGGTAGGTCTAGACTTCCAAGACCCAATGAGCCAGATGCGTAGGCAGTTCTTGGTAGACAAGTTTTTATCTCACTGTGCTAGTGTTCTGAAGCTAGCTTATCGTTGCTTCCAAAGATTCGGACCAGACAGTATATTCTTCCGAGTCACTGGTAGCCCAGATGCTCAGATGTTTGACAAGGGTGATCCTAACGAAAACTTTGACATTATAATTACTTACGATGTTCTTAACTCTGATCCAGATGCTCAAGAGAAAAAACTAAATCAATTGGTATCTCTTACTCAGCTAGACAGGAACGGAAGGATTAGCATTGATAAGTTGCTTGAGGTTGCTGCTAGTAGCATTGATCCTATGCTTGCCGATGCTGTTCTACAGCCATCACAAGAAGCTCAAGAGCAAATTGTAAAACAAGTTACAGATGACTTGACAAAGATCTTCGCAGGTATTGAAATGCCGGCTCGTCCAAATGGTGGGCAAGTTGCTATGCAAGTTATACAGCAATACGCTTCTCAACCAGATGTGATGCAAAGAATAGAACAAGATGAATCATTCCGCGCTAGAATGGAGAAATATCAAGGGCAGTATGTCTTTGCTATGCAACAAATGCAGAATGCTCAGATTGGTAGAATTGGCACAGACCCCGCTCAAATGGGTGAAGTCAGTACTCAGAATATGTAGTTTCTGTTTTCTATTCTTAAATTATAACGCAATGGCAGATAATAAAACACCCACAGAGTTAGCTAACCGTAGAGTTCAAGAGCAACGTGCTGAGAACTACTTCAATATGCTGAAGTTAAACGAGGGCAATAAACCAAAAGTCTACGAAGACAGTAAAGGTAATCGCACAATAGGCATTGGCTTTAATCTTGAGGACGAAGGTAATCGCAAGTTCTTAAAGCAAGAGGGTATTGATATTAATGAGTTGTTCCAGGGACGGGAGCTTTCTGATAAAGAAACAAAGACTCTTTATAACCACAGCTTAAGGCAAGCATTTGCTGATGCACAGAAGTTTGACCCTGATCTAGCGAAGCGTCCTGAAGCAGCTAGAATGGCAATAGTTGACATGGCGTTCAATCTTGGTTTAACTAGGCTTAACAAATTTAAAAAGATGAAGGCTGGCTTAATGAACAATGATTACCAAACAGCTGCCAACGAAATGGTTGACAGTAAATGGTACAAACAAGTTAAGTCTCGTGGACCAAGAATGGTTGACGTAATGCGTTCTGCATCTAGATAATTTATGGAAGAAGATATTAAGACCCTTGCTAACTACGAGGCTTTTGCTCGTTTTATTTATTCTATTGAAATGGCACGTGAAGAAGTTATTGCTGATATGGCAAACTCTTCAACGGAAGGAATACAGCAACTTAGTGGCCGTATCCTAGCCTATGATGACATCCTAAAAATGGTAAACTGGGACGCACTTCGTGAGCGTCATAGCCAGCAACTTGCATAGGGTGTTACAATGAATCTATCGCAATCATCCAGCGTATAAGGATGGACAAAATTATGACAGAAGATCACTCAAGCGACATCGCCGAGTCGTTAGAAACACCGGTGGCAACAAACATATCAGTGACCGAGCTTGCCGCTCGCCGCTTAGGTGCAAGCCAAGCAACCCAGTCAACAGAAGAGGTAGAAGAAACCGAAGAAGTTGAGGAGGAAGTAGAAGTTGCATCAGATGAATTGGAAGAAACAGAGGAAGTTGAAGAGGAATCAGACGAGAGTTCTGAGACTGAAGCAGAGTCCGAAGAATCTTCTGAAGACGTTCTTTCACAGATTGACCTCGATGAAATGTCGGAGGATGACCTACGTGATCTTGGTAAGAGACTTGGAAGCAAGGCTGTTGAACGGTTTGGGAAACTAACCGCACAACGCAAGGCTGCTGAAGAGGAATTACAAAAGTTACGAGCAAGCATAAACGCCGAGTCTAATGATCCACTTAAAGGAACTCAGAAAGTAAAGAATAACCCCTATGGTAACATTGATACCTTAGAGGGCATTCAAGAAAAAGCTGACGAAGTAAATGGTATTGTTGAATGGGCTGAAGATGTATTGTTCAACGCAGATGGCTATGGTCCCGAAGATGTAGTAACTGAAGTTGAAGGCAAGGAATTAACCAAGGCTGATATACGCAAGAGCTTGCTCAATGCGCGTAAGAGTCGTGATAAGTTCCTTCCTGCACAGCTAAAGACAATCCAATCTAAGCAACATGGACAGCAACTCAAAGGTGCTTTTGAACAAAGAGCACAAGAGGAATTGTCCTGGATGAAGGGTGAGGATAATGATACACGTAAGCAATACGAGGCTATGATAAATGATCCGCGATTTGCAGAACTAGAAGGTTCCTTAGAACCAGATATATCTGCACAGTTGCCATATATTATTGCTCATGCTGCTAATAGTATCTATGGTCGTAAGCCAGTTGTAGAAACTAAACAATCCGCTAGATTAAATCCACCTAAGCAACCAACTGGTGCAGGTGCTCAATCAGAACGGAAGGTAAGTTCCAAGGTCAAGAAAGTAAACGAATATAAAAACCAATTCAGTAAAACAGGCAGCAAGAGTGATTTTGTAACTCTCAGAACCCTACAACTACAAAACCGATAAATTAATATACAATGTCATTTACAAATACATTTGATACTACAAATACTGGATCGGCTGTTTCTAATCGTGAGGACCTGACTGATGTTTTGACCATCCTCGCTCCCGAAGAAACTCCAATCCTTTCGTCTGCTGACAAGAAGAAAGCCTCCTCAACATTCGTTGAGTGGACTGTCGATAGTCTTGCAGCTCCTAGCACTTCCGGTATCTCCGAAGGTGCTGATGTCACAGCTTTCACTGACCAGTTTGCTGGCCGTGCAAAGCTTGGTAACCGCGTTCAAAAATTCCGCCGTGACTACATGGTATCCGACATGCAAGAAGCTGTCGATTCCGTTGGTCCTGCTAAGATTGCTCAAGCTGAAGCTAAAGCTATCCGTGAACTAAAACGCGACATTGAAGCAACTCTTGCTTCTGCTAACACTCAAGCTACAGAAAACGGTGCTGGTACAGCCAACGCTCTTGGTGGTCTTGGTGATTGGATTCAAAATGCTGCTGGTTCTGGTAATGTTCCTGCTGCTTTCCAAACACCTGCTGCAAGTGTTGTTGATGCTGGTGCTACTCTTAGCGAAAGCGAGTTCAACGGCTTAATCACTTCTATCTTCGGAGTTACTGGTTCAACTAATAATCTTATGCTTATTGCTGACACCACTCTTCGTTCAGACATCAGTGACTTTGCTCGTACAACTGCTTCTGCTACAGACAACGTACGTTCTGTAAACTACGACGGTAACAGCGGTCAAATCAAACTATCTGTTGATCTCTATCAAAGCGATCACGGTGTAGTTTCTATCGTTAACGGTAATCCAGACTGTATGCCAACTCAAGGCGGTACTGCAGGAATGATGGGCTACCTCGTTAACCCTGAGTACTATGGTGTTCACGAACTCATCCCAATGGGAAGCACACGTCTTCCTAACCTTGGCGGTGGCGAGCGTGGCTTCGTTGATTGTGCTTTGACACTTGGTGTATACCACCCTGGTGCTCACGGTAAAATCGTTGACCCTGCATAATTAACCAAGGAGATATAATACTATGGCTAAATTAACCGTAAATGAAGCAAGTGGTGATTTCACTCACGTACTTGTTCTATCCGCTCAAGACATCGTTAACGCAAGCACTAATCAAACTGTCTGGGGACAAATCCCAGGTGGCGGTGCAGTTGACGTTGCCTTCGCTGTTGAGTCTGTAGCTCTTGTTGGAGCTTCTGACATCACACTTGAAGTTGGTACTGGAACTGACGACGACACACTTATCGCTAGCGTTGACATCGACGCTAACGCAGGTGCTACTGTCTACAACACTGGAACAGACTTTGTTCAAAGTGCTGGTACTACAACAGTAGAAGCTGGAGCCTCACCCGTTGCTGGCTCTGGTGCTGCTGCTGCAACCAATCTTATCTATAAGTTTGGTGGTACAGTTGCTAACCTTACTGCTGGTGAAGTTATCATTGGTGTTCGTGTATTCGACCCAATCCGCTTCTCTGCAAGCTAATTAAATACTGGTTGGGGGGCGCAAGCCCCCCGCCTTTTTAATATGGATATAATTGTTCCCAATATAAAACGATACTCCGACGGAGAAATTGATCGAGCCTTTATGAAGGAGATCAAAACTGGGTTTAACCTAGAGAAGCAGACAGAACAAAAGAGAGTTGCGCAAGCAGCCAAAGAAGCAAAAGAACTAAGAGGAAAGACTCACCCGGTACTTGGAAAGCCAATAGCTACAATACCAGCAAGAGAGTTCTTTCGACTAACAAAGAAGTACGGTCAAGAGACTGTGCATTCTAAAGAAT